GATACCTACCCTGTGTAGTCCCTTGTAAACTGTACTTTATATATTTTAAAAATAAAAAATAGAAAAAACGAAAGATTTTTTTGTTTTATGCGTCTTATATATAGAGGTATTTATAATAATAAAAAATTGATTGTGTTATAGTAAATTCAATAAAGAAAGGTGAAGAGACCAATGGGGTACATTTTGCAGACAAAGTAAAGTATATTTATATATGGTAATTATTAAGGCTTTTAAAGAAAGGAAAATAAGTATGAAAAAGAAAATTAAAAGGATCATTTCATTAGTTCTTACGTTAATATGTGTTGCGTCATTGGGAATGACATCAAAAGCTGCTGACGTAAAAGATGATGGAAAAATTCTTGTTACGGATCAGATCGCCATAGATATGGCAGAAAGGTTTGCTAAGGGGGCTAAACCGGAACTAGATCTTTCAGCGGGTGATCCAGTCAAGTTTTATGATACATCAGGACAAGCCATAGGTTACATTGTATCATATTATCTAAATAGTGAGAAATATGGATATGTTATATTTGATACAACAGATGAATCTTTAATTTCAGAGTATTCATTTGCAGAAAACGCAAAAGCACCTAATGAAATAATTAAAGATACTCAAAAGACGTTAAGAAACTATACAGACAATAGGCTATTTCGAATTGCCCCATTTACATATGGTTATAAAGTGACAGATGGGAACTTTATAAATAATTACGGGGAAATTCAAGCAATAGATATACAAAATATATCTGATAACAAAAACCGTAATGCAGATAAACCTGGACATTGGGAAGATATTATGCTTGATATCGCAGATGTTTATCAAAACTACCAACATGTGAGTGGGAATACTATTTCAGAATTTGTATCATTTACTGAAGAGGAAATTGAACAAATGACAGGACGATATGCATGTGCTGTTAGTGCGTTGACTGCATGTGCTGGATGCTATAACATTTTAAATTGGGGCAATATAAAAAGTGATTACTTATCATTGTGGTCCTTAACAGGAACTACAACAAGTAGTACCAGTGGTTCTATTATTTACGGATCAACAGAGGATTCTAAAATAGGTCCTGGGTTTCAAAAATTTGCTAAAAATAAGGGTAAAACAATAACATATTCTAGTGCTAATAATCCATCATATTCATTTTTTACTAATACTATTGACAGAGGTGATGTAGGAATATTTGCAGCACGACTTAAATTAAATGATGGAAGTTTATCAGGCCATGCTATGGCAGTACAAGGATATGCCAAGATTAGGAAGTTGTCAAATGGATCTACAATCAATACACTTATGATATATGATGGATGGTATTTAGACGGTCGGTTCTTAAATATAAATTATGCATATTATAATAGTTTTGGAGTATCTTTTAATGGATAAGAAACCTCTTTTTATAATATCTCTCGGTAGCATATTAGTCATAGTCGGCATAATACTTACTGTGAGAATGAATGGAATACAAGGATCTAAAGAGGTAGGTAGGAACAGGATGTCAACATCTATAAAGGAGAATAAAAGATCGAGTAAAACAACTGAGGAATGGAGCGTTAAGACTGGGCCACATAATACTGTAAGTAATGCTAAAGGAGCTATTCTAAAAATTAACTTAGAAGAATCTAAAATTCTTGTTGAAGTTGAAAAAAGTGATATAAGATTTTCTTCAAAGGAAGTATGGCTGGTAATAAAGCAGCCATCAAAAATAAAATGGTATGATCTCCATGCCTCGGATGTAATAAAATTTTACTATCAAACATCACAAATGGGGAAAAATCCGATGAAAGTTCGGGAAGTAAAAAAATTAAACTAATAAGAGTTAAATGGGATGGTTTTAACCATTCCATTTTTAACATGGAGAGATTCAATCATCATCACCTCCTTGAAAATAAAATAAGCCGAGGGGCTTTCGTTAAGTGAAAACCTCTCGGCTATGTAAAATTAATTTTTAATGTTTACTTTAGTTTTATTTGTTTCTGAATCTTTTCTTCAATCTGTTCCTTTTTCATCGCATTATATGCCTCTTTCAAATCCCTAATCGTTCTCTGCAATTCTTTTCGATGTTGCGTTTCTCCTACAGCTTCTTGTGCTTTATCAAGAGTCAAATTAAACTTCTGGGATGTTTTATCCATCTTCTCAAGTAATATCTGATATTGATATATCTTAAACAACAGCTCTTGATAGCATAAAACATAATTTCCTAAAAAAACAGCTTCTTTACCTTCGAAAATTAATTTAATTTTGGTGGAAATTTCTTTAAGAGTTTCCATCTTAATTAAAAATTCCTTGTGATATGGTTGCTCTAATGGATGAGTTATTATACCAGTGATTTTCTCTAAATAGGTATTGTTTGTCAACTGTGCGAATATAAAGTCCATCGCCATTACAGGTTCATCATCTTTGAATATTAAGAGTGTTTTGTTGTTTTCGTACAACTGTATAAATCCCTTTGCTATAAGATAATACTCCACACGTTTATCAAACAAATGCTGTTTATTACTCATTGCAATCTGCTGTTTTGTCTGCAATAAAGCAGCAATAGCAACGATAGCTGTTATCACTGAAAACCAAAAATTCCAGTCTGTTAGCATATTTACATCATTCCTCTTTACATGCGTTCGTTTTATTTACAATTATATCACATAGCTTTGACGTTTTCTACTTTTGCGGCTATGTAGTAATGAAGCCTGAATTATTAAATCTACAACACCATTGATTTTACGATTGTCTATTTTTATCCGTATTGCATCTGGATAATTTTTATCTCAAAATGCTATATTTCTATATATCTTTTTCTACTATCTATTTTTAAGTCCACAAATATTCGCAAATGCCTATATTTACGGACTTTCCTCAATATCTGGTATAGTTGATACAATACTTAACTCCATCTAATTCCGCATCACTCCGCTTTAAAAAGTAGTAAAAGAGTAGTATTTCAACATTGTTTCTAAGCTATAAACCGCTGTAATTCCGCCTTTACAGTTTTCAGTGAAGCACAAGTGTAGAGGCTCAGCGTCATTGTGATATTGGAATATCCCATAATGTATTGCAGAGCCTTTGGGTTCATTCCCACATTGACTAATCTCGTGCAGAATGTATGACGCAGTACATGAGACGTGATGTTTGGCAGAGGTTCCTTTTTCTTGCTGTTATATTTCTTGACAAGGTTTCGGAACATAGTTTCGTAGCTGTATGCCACGTTTGGGCTTCCGTTGCGGTTGATGAAAAGAAAATCACTGTAACCGTCAGCCACAAAGACTGATTGCTTCCTGCTGCGTATCGGAAAGCCTATTCCGAAGCTCTACAATCTCTATCAGAACCTTGTACTTCTACTCGAATAAATCACTTGCATTTTCTGTATCCAGAACAGCCATGACTTTCGGATATTGTTCATAATGGCTTTCAGTCTTATTGCTGATGGCTCGGTATTCTGAATATCTTCGGTTGTCTGAATATCGTATCCTTCCAGAATCTGATGGATAATGTTACGTCTTCCTTCTGTCATTTGTACCCGGTATACAGGTTTCTTTTGTCTTGCCATAATAAAAAGTCTCCTATGGTTATTTTGATTTTACCATAGAAGAACCTTCTAATTATACTTTTACCGAAAAAGTTTCACACCGCCTAGACATGATCGAATTCCATATAAAAAAATAGAATTCGTAAAAAAAAGGAGTAGCATATTGCTACTCCATTAAAATATCGGTTACACTACTTCGATCTGTACTGCATCAATAGAGTATCCATACCAACCAGCATATCCATTTGCTCCAGTTCCATAGTTAGTAACCCAATCCAGCCAGCCTTTTCCGATACAGTGTACACGGTAACGAACATTTTTACCTGATACACCTACAAGCCTAAACTGTAGACCGTCAATCGGGTTCTTACCATCTCCTGCGAACGTATCTCCCGCACTGTCTTTGTTATAATCTCTACGCCAGCCATACCAGCCGCCACCTTTTCGATGTGCTCTGTATTCCAGATAGCCAACCTCAGACGCATTACCTTTTGTCTTTGCTCTAAAAGCTACGATCGGTTTTCCCATCCATCCGGAATAACCGTTAGAATTGGTATTATTATAATTTGTTACTTCAGACTGCCAGCCTTTTCCCTGTGCGTTCGCCTGATGAACTACATTGATTTTACCAGATGCTGTAGGCGTGGACGGCTTCGGCGTGGTGGATCCTCCGGTGCTTGTTCCTGTGATCTTTGCCTTAAATGCCGCCCATGCGGTCTCGTCCACAAAATAGGCAGGGCAAAGTTTTCCGGTTACGTCATAATGCCGGATCACACGGTCAATCGGGATATTATACTGTTTCATTTTTTCCCGGACAATAGTGATTGCGTTTTCCTGCGTTTTTGCAGTCGCTTCATATTTTCCATTCTTTACGGTATCACACATCTCAATATTGAGTGTATTGGCATTTGTAGCTTTCCCATACAGGGAGCCACCCTTTGTATTAGAGTATTTATTACCACCAACACTATACGCCACGTAATTATCTGGTACAGACTGTGTACAACTATCGTCATCTACAAAAATATGTGCTGATGCGCCTCTGTTAGCACCGTTAAAATATTTCCCATTGTTTTCATCGCTATCTCCGTCATTTGCCGTATAGTGAAGTACAATGTACTTAATTGTTGACGTACTCCTCTTATTTCCGTAGTTACTTCTGTGTGCGAGATTTGTTTTTCTAATCATATAGCTACCTCCTTTAAAAATAAAAAAGCGAGTGGATCAATGCCACTCGCAATTTACGTGTTCAATTACCGATTATTTTGTTTTAATCTTGAATCTTTTCAAAATACGATCCTACTAATGCTGACGGAGCAAAGAACAGTTTTTCTTTTTCTCCGTCATGTTTCCCATCTCGTTTGGCAAGATAAATTTGTTCACCTTCCGCATAATACTTGCCGTATTCATATTCAAATCCGGATGTAGTTACACTGTCAGGGACAGGAATCGGATCTTCTAAAGTTCCTTCATGCCCTTCAATAACTTCCATCCAAAGAGTTGGATCAGCTCCTGGATACCAGTCTTCTTGCTTGTTATGATCCTTTTGTAAATTCCAAAGACGATTATCATATGTACGACGCTTGTCATCAGGATTATCCATTGAATAAGCATATCCTATAACGTCTTTTTCCCATGCATTATACAGATTCTTGACCTGTAATGCTTCTACATCTGAAAGCTCTCTTGCCTGCATCCGAGCCAAAAGAATAGCACTATTCAACAATTCTCCACCTTCAAATTGTGTCTGCTGGTTGAGCATTTCATCTTGTAAGATGGAAACTTGTTCTTGCATCTGCTTAATTTTAGAACTGATTTCATCTTTAATCATTGTAACTACAATAGATCCATTATTCATTTCCGTAATAGAATAATAACTATAAGAAACAAGGGGGTCCATTAGTGGATACCCTTGTTCATTCATTACTTCAATTACGGCAATGTTTTCTAACGTATTAAAATTTCTTTTAATAGTATCATATACACCGGATGTTATTATAATTTCTGCCTGAGAGGTTTCAACGCCATCAATAGATGTAGGGTTTATGTTGACAACACCATCATACATAGTACCGTTTGCTAATTTAATTTTCATCTTTCACATCTCCTTTTCATGAACTGTTTATCACATTGCAACCGCAATTACCTGCGCCCCAAAGGCAGTTGTACTAGGACGGTACTTATGCAATGTAAACTGCGTAGTAGTAGCACCGTCAGCCCATACCAAGGTACCGCTTTGCCCTGTCTGTGCTTGCACAATTACAACCGGCGCTTTACTAAAAGCTTTTGGGAACTGCACAACCTGCGTCTCCCAGGTATTCGCTTTTGATATGCTGACGGATATTGAAAATGCCTGTATGTTTTGCTCAATTTTAGTTACTCGACTTGTAACACTGCTGATGTTACTTTTATTCGTATCAACTTGAGAAAGATATGTACCAACATTTTTACCTCCTATAGTTGTTGTTCCAGAAAATGTAGCAGTACTAGTAAAATAAGAGGGTAAAGCGACTTCGAATCCATCCTTTTCAGATGCTTTACCAATGGCCAATCCTTTTCCCGTGGAACGCCAGTTGAGTAACAAAGAAGTGGTAGGTACAGTCAATGTACGTGATACGCTCGTAAAATTATCAGTAATAGTTAGTTTGATCTCATAACTTGTTGTTGCTGCAAAACTTCCCCCCAATGCTCCTGTCGCAATACTTATACTATAAGAAGAAGCAGTACCAGATGTTAAATTTGAATAACTGCTTGCAGTGCTTGCCTTATATTGAATTAAATAAGATTTTTTGTTTTTGCTATTCAAAGAAGAAATAGATCCTGTAGCTGAAATCTTTAGATAAGTACCAGAAGAAGAGGCAGTACCAGAACTATTAACTCGACTTGCAGTAAAAGTAGCAATTGATGGAGTAGAATAAGATAACACTGAAATAGTTGTGCTTTTAGAAGCAGATCTGCCACGAGAATCTTTCACGGTGGCAGTAATTATAATTGTACCTGTAGTGGTAATTGCAGGAGCAGTAAAAGAAGAACCAGAATAAGATGTACTCCCAATTTTTGTTGAGTAAGAACTAATAGTACTTCCTTGCGCTCCAGAGGCGCTAATCGTCACTTTGGGTCTTGATTTTCCTTGTACATAACCGCTATATGTACTATAATATCCAGATGCATCGCTGACAGACAGAGAGGATATTGTTGGTACGACAGAATCAGGAACAGTACAATGAAAGTTAATAATTTTTTCGCCAATTTGCGTATTCCCATTATATGTAATACAACGTATTCGTCCATTCCCTGATGTCTGATTTTTCATTCCACCTATAGAAGCCCAACTTAAAGATGTATTAAACGAAACAGAGGTAGAAGTTGTTTTTGTTGCTACTGTAGTCCAGCTTCCCACATAAAAATCATGTTGAATCGTATGTGTAAAAGATGACGATGCTCTGTTAATGCTAACAGTGATCTTTCCACCTAAAGCCACAGATGTAGGGCTACAGGTAATAGTAGAAGCTCTAGGGATCGTAGAAAGTGAAATAGAACCACTTTTGGATGCAGTACCGATATATCTACCATTCCAACTAATATTCATAGTCAATGAAAAGCTAAAATTAATTGATTTAGTACCATCTGCATTATGTGAAATAGTAGTAGTGCCAGAAGCAATTGTTTTACTTCCACTACCACCAATTGTTGTTGTGCCAGATTTTACCGTAGAACCATTAATGATAATACTAAAACTTTTTGAAGCGTTAGATGAAATAGCAGATGGACGATTAATCACAAGACTATAATTCACTGTCGATGTATTGTTTGCAACACTTTGAGATGTCTGAGTTACGGTCAATGTGACGGTAGGATTCACGGAGTTAATACCCGGATTGTATGTAATTGAAGCCATAGATCACGCTCCTTTCCACGTAAAATAAAAAATCACATGCTAAGAAACCAGCATGTGACTTAAAAAATTCCAAAACTTAAACTCCCATTGTCTTCGGGGCGAAAAGAAAATTTTCCTAATTTCATAGAAGTTTCAATAGTTGCTTGTCCAATATGCAACGTACTTGAATCAATCCAAGCTACCTTTGTTGTTCCACTGCGGATATACAGTCCATTACTATCAATTAGAACATTATAACCACTAGCACTAGACTTAATTACTAATCCAGAGGAAGAGAAATCAAAAGAAGTATTTAAAGTATTTTGGACACTATTAATAGCATCCTGTACTTCATGAATATCAATACTAACACCATCTACTGTTTGTAAAATAGAAGAGTAATCTCCTTCTGCATCTTGAATTCGTTGTAGAATATTATTTAGCGCAACACTTAAACTAGAAGATGAGCCTCTTGCGCTTTCAATTTCTGCGGAGATTGAATCGGACGTTTGCTCTAATCGGCTAAGTTTTCCAGATAACGAAGTGACTTGAGACATGATTCCGGCTGCAGTTTCTTGTACAGTTGTAATAGAGTCTTCGGTATCTTCTGGGGACGGGCACCATGCGGTAGGGGTATATCCTTCTTCCAACTTTAGATTTTTTATATAAACTATGATATTTTTACTAAAATTGTAACTATAAACATAAAAATGTATAGACTTTGAGAAATCGACATTATTGTTTAATGGAACTTTGACGAAGCAACGCCCCCATTGATTAATGGGAAGATTTGTAACTTTATACTGTCCTGATCCAAAAGAAATAGCAGTATCACCAGATTTTGTATAATAGAACCCACCATAAACTTGTCCTCCATTCCCTGTTGCATAAGCATCAAAAGATAGAATATAGCTATCTGCCACATACTTAATGGTAGATAAATTCTGAGAGATTCCTTTCCAGTTACGGGTTCCATCACTTTCATTGAACTCCATGACGTTATATCCAAAAGTATCATCGTTTACATGTGCGTGGTAAGATGTAGTGGGGTTGGTAATCCCACTATTATATCCACCCCAGCGAGTAGCATATATATTTTCATGCTTATTTGTTCCGCTGTCTTGTTCAGATGTTCGACTGAAATCAGAATTGAATAGAAGATTAGTCCCCCCGCTTGCAAGATCTTCAGGAGCCATTGTCCAATCAGTCGCCTTATTGCCTTTTTCGAGTTTAATCCAATGCAAGATAGAAATCCCTGTAACCCCCTCTTTTGGCATACGATACAGTGACGCTAATGCATATTGGCTCATAATCGTATCTGGCACACGATCAGTATAATAGTCGGAAAACGTAAAGGTCTTAGAGATAATTTGTTTAGAGGTTCCTGTTACTGGGAATTGAGCTAGAACTTTATATCCATCAGAACAATAGAAATCAAAGCGAGTAACTCCAGAAGCGGGAGTGACGCAAATTGTAACTGTATATTGCTGCCCTTTTTGATATAATTCTGTTGGATAATAACCTGCTAATTTGTAAGAATTAGTAGAATAACTGACCCCAGATCCAAGTAGTAAGTTTTTCCCACCAATTTTAATATTTGAGATAGTAGTATTGATACCATTTGCAGATTGTTCGATTGCAGAATTCATTTGAGAAGTAGTAGGATAGTTTTTAAGACTTTCTTTTGTAGCATAAGTACTTGATACAGTACTCTTAAATCCTGTTACATCTTGTTTTAATTCTGAGTAATTGTCTTCATTATCCTGCACTCTCGTTGTGATAGATTCGATTGTTTGGGTGATTTTCGAGAATTTCTCACTGATATTAGAATCGTTTAAATTGTATGTAGCACCACTAGACTTTTCAACATAACCACCTTGGATTTCACTGTTATAAAGTTCTACCCAATTTTCACCATCGGAACTTACTTCCAATCGATGATTATAAGTACGGTTATCACTATAATAATGCCATACACGAATAGCATCTACATCTCTGTGGATCTCACCAAGATCAAGCTGTAAGTATACCCAAAGGCCGCCACCGGAGACAGTAGTATATGGACTGGAAGCAGTACTTCCGTCAGTATAGAGGTTCAGATTTGATGCCGATACAGAAATATGGTTTGAATTAAAGGCTTTTGCAGTCAATCCTTTTGCAATGTTTGTATCACCAACCATGATTTGACATTCTACATAATGATTGCCATCGTTCGATGTGCTTCCATGTAGCCAGTCACGAATATAGCGGATAGATGTGGGAATAACATTCTGTTTCGTTCCAATAACAGATTCAATACTATTTGCCTTTTGTGATACTTGGGAAATTTCCCCATCCAAATCCTCCACTGTACCTTTGATTTCGTTTGCGGTCTGAGTAAATTCAGATCGTGCTTGTTCAACACTATCTTTTGTTGCATAGGTTTCTTCCACGACCTGAGTAATGTGATCCGCTGTCTGTTCCACATAAGAACGTTGCTCCGTACTTATGCCAATTTCGTTGTACATTAATGGAGGTGTATACAGTTTTGCACTATGGATTCTATCTGTTTCAGTACGAGAAAACATTGCTAAAATGGCATCTGTTTCATTCACCCATTTCCAGTCTTTTTGATTTTTTTGAGCTAGATCATATGATTTCCAACCGGAACCACTCTGGAACCACACTAAGAAAGCAGTGTGAGCATTTAGAACAAGAATATCTCCATCTTCATTCACAAGGATACGGTCAGATTCATCAGTCAGTATCCATTGATAATTAGTTAAAAGAGATTCATCAATACGCATTACTAAATAGATAGGAGTATCTACGACATTAGCAACATTAGTATTGATGCTCATGTTCGGAACAACAACTTTAGCTGCATTCCACATTATCCAACCATCATCTTGATTTTCTTTAGAGTGGACATAAATCCAATTGTCCTTTGCTGTTTCCAGATCAGAATAGTTTACTTTCCAGTTGATTCCAGATTGTCCTTCGATATTTCCAATAGCATCTTCAAAATCGCTTTTTGATACATATGTATCCGAAACCTCAGTTCTGAACCCTTCAACCGTTTGTTCCATTTCACTAACTTTTTCAGTTAATGAAGATACTGTAGAGCCATCTGCTTTTTTTTCTACCTCTGTTTGAACATCTTTAACAGTTTGTGTTATACCTTGAATTGTTATTTTTTGTTCAGCAACCTGATCACGAATAGTATTAATTGTACTATCATCATAATTATTTATTGCTTCAGTTATATCAGTTTGCCATACTTTATTTGTAATAGACTGCTCTACATTATCGACTTTGGTTTCTAATCCTTTCATGGTTGTAGTGATCTCTTCAATAATTGGTTTGAGATTATCACTATCTTTTAATAAAGGAATTGTTTGTCTATCTAAAGTTACTGATACTTGATCTGCCTGACATAATGTACACCGAATACTATGAATATCTGATGAAGATGGAGTATAAGTAACAGTATTTTCGTTAGTTTCAGAAAGATATTTTGTGTCATATTTAACTCCATTTGCAGACTCTTCAATCATAAACAAACCATTATAATTGCTTCGTTCTACAGAATTACTCAAGCGAGAATAAGCATTAAAAGTAATAGATTCTGGAGTCAATGTATCATCTAAATTTTTGCTAATAACATAAGATGAAGCTTCTAGTTCATATATTGTCATCGACCCTTCAGCACCATCTTTAGTTTTGCTCCATGTAAAATGTTTTACGAGTTGTTGATCACTAATAGAAAATGTAAGAGTAACATCACCTGTTAATATAGCTGGACTGCCAAAATCGGCACCTTTTGCAACATTTAATATAATTAATCCATCTTCTTCTTTTGTTGCAGGAGTATTCGATCCTAATGTGACTCCATTTGGTAATAACCCAACAACAGCAGTAGCGCCAACTTTTTCAGTACCAACATATCCTTGAAATGGTATATTAATCAAAAATCCTTCAGATACAACACCTTCATCTGTACAAGGGATATTCTGCGCTTCATTTCCAATAATGATATTAATAGCAGAAATTCCATCTTTCCCTTGCTGTGCAAGAGTCCAAGTCATATCCTTAAAAAATACCAACCCATCAATAGAGATCGGAATTCGGAAAGAACCATGATCAGCAGTAATCTCTACATTATCTTCCACAGAAAGAGTAATTGTATTTTTTGTTTTACTAACAGTAATTCCATTTGCAGAAACCACCTCACCGATCGTAAAATCTTTTCGTTCTTCTATCCCTTGGAAAACAGTAACAGTAGAAGAGTAAGTTTGGGCAGAAGTAGCAATATGAGTACCATAATCTACAGCAAAGCTAACATTTTCATTCGAAAGAATGACTGTATAGGCATCAACACCATTGTTGCCCTGAATTTTAGACCAAGAATAATCTGAGGGAATTTCGGATTCAATTATACTATCTTTATTATAGGCAATTCCCATGTATATTGCCCCATTAGGATCATCTGTTAAATCCGACCCATCGGGATTTTGAGAGTACTTTACCCAAAAGTATTTTGAATCGGCAGATACGCCATCTTTACCGTTTTGCAGAATCACTATATCTAGTTCATTACTGCTAAAAACCACATATACCGCCTCCTTTCATCAATAAAAAAGACTATTGATTTCTCAATAGCCTTAAATCATTTTTATTTTATTAAAATACCTTACGGTTTTTATGCTAGGAAATTACGAAGGGAGAGGAGCAGAAAACATCTTAACCAATAGAGCAGTCCGAAAACCCAGAGAAGAGATTTTGTGCCATAAAATAAGGAACATAAAAAAGCAGAAACGATTCTAGCAAAGATTCACGATTTCATGAAGCCTGAATTTTTGTGGAATGGTCTCTGGTTATCAGGGGTTAAATAAGACCGGTTCACGGTCTCGCTCTGATCTCCATATAAATGCCCTCCTACTCTTCAACTTTCTTCCAGTACGCCGGATACCCCCCATCGAGATACCCTCCCCCCCCCCGATAGAATTTCAGATATCTTCTTTTTCTGCATAATTTTCCTCCCTTACTGTACAATTACTTCTGTCATAATGGTCTCGCTATCTGGTTGACTTGGTACAACCTTAAAATCCGCATATGATTCCTTCGAACTATTCTGTTTGTATCCCGATATTTTTTTGAATCCATACACATTTGCGGTTACGGTATTATAGTGAAAATCAATATTTAGTTCGTCGGTATCATTATTTTTTGTTATCCTTATTTTGTCTATAACAGTGGACCCAACAAAATTATGGATTCTCAAACTTGCTTCCATATATGCGGTAACAACACTGAATATTATAGAAACATTACTCCCATTGTTGAACTGTCCAGCAATACAAAACTCTCCGCAATATCCATATGCACCCTGATTTGTATTGGAAATCTTATAAGCCCTGCGCCATCCACCGCCATCAATACCTTTATATATAGAATCTATCTCATACCCCCCCCCAGCAAAATATCTTTTATTCCTTTAAACTTCATCTTTTCACGCTCCTTATATTGAATCAATCTGTTCCGATTGTCGGCTATATTTATACCACTTTGTTCCAACAACACCAGATGCGGAACCGCCACGTATGTACAGCCCACTTCCTGTATAACTCAAAAAAATCTGTGAGAAATCCGCACCTACAACAAATGTGATGAGGATGCCCCAACTTTTCTCTGTTCCCTTTGGATATCCGGTCAAACAGGTTTCGCCAACCTTTGTAGAAATTCCAGCTTTTAAAACATTGGCATTCTCACATTTCAGGATTCCCCAGCCTTCAATAGCACAATATACCCCCCCCCAATGTGGAAAGACTATCTTTAAAATTTCTAAATTTCATCCTCTTCCTCCTGCGGTACAATTTCAAAATAAATACCTACAAGCTGATCTGGAGTATGCCATACTGGGATATCTGTATTCCGGTTACATTTATACAATACATCGTTGTAGGTATAGTATTTTCCTTCATAGTACTGCATGTTATTTGTCGCTGGGATAGGATGCTCCTTACTTCCGTCCGGTTCTTCTGGTTCGGGATCAGGTATGATTACGCCAGATTCAGTAAACTTATCCCACATTTTATCTATTTTTTCTTTATATTCCTGCCATTCTTTTTCTTTATTATCTTGGGCGATCTCGGATTCTTCTTTTTCCCCATTGGTCGGAAGTTCTCTTGTCATTTCAAATAATTCCGTAAATTGGTCTGCTGTAATCTGTCCGGTTTGCAAAAATGCATTTAAAAGATTTACCGCTTCTGTAACTGTATACATCCCGTCTTGTATTGCCTGCTTCAATTTTTCGTACATTCTGTATCAACCTCCTTATTCTACGATTAGTGTCTGTAAGTTCAGCGATTCGTTGTCAACTTCGAGTTTGTTGACACGTGCATCAAGTGACTGTGATACCAGCTCTTCCAATGCAATCTCGTTCCGCTTGGCCGTGCAATACGCTGTTGTGTTTAAAGCCCCGTCCTCATTTCGTGGCAATAAAAACTGATTCTGGATTTCCGCATCCGACGGAACACCGACAATCGTCAGCTCCGTTTCCTCATCACATGCCATGATGCTGTATAGGGCTTTCATGGCTTCGGATGAAAGGGGTTCTTCGGTTGGTGTGGCTAGTTCATAGACACAAGAAACCGGATTCTCTTGTAACCACTCTTGAAATCCGGCTATAGTATTATTGTCTAAGTATCCAGATTCAAAATATATATTAATGTCGTTTCCAATCCATATCGATGGCGGTTCAACAGAGGTAGCATGTTTAAATCGATTTGATACTATATCGGCATTTACTTTCTTTTCTTTGTATTGACTAGTATAAAATTGATTTGTGTTGGATTTACCTTGCACCCAACCCTCATCTTCCGAACCATCGAAAACCTCCTGTTTCCATTTCCTTAACAGCTTATACTCCCCATTACGCCTTACGATCTTATCCCCCTCAAACAGCGGGTAATCGACAGGGATATACGTTACATTGGACTGATAAGGGACGAATTCGTTAGTGGGTTCCGACAACCCGGCATAGACATTTGTAAATATCGCATATGCGTCAGCATCCACCTGCGACGATCCGTCATTTACATACATATTTAAAGCCAAATCAGATGCTTCGTTTGTATCCAAGTCATCTGGTATTTTAACACTCATCACCTGTCCGGCCTTGCTATACGAATATGTTAAATAGGTACGCACGGATGTATTACCCTTTATCGTCATTAACAACATTCGGGGATTATAATTACCGGATCGCTGGATAGCATCAGCTTTGACGTATATTGTTTTTCCTAAAAACTTTTTAATGTCACCTAAAACGAACCAAACTCCGGGAGCTGTCCTGCCGTCTGTAGTTGGCTTTATTGTTACTTGGTTGTCAAAAATAGTTTCTCTTCCGAAGCTGTATAGTATTTCTCCGGTTAAATTAAGCAAATTCTTTCCCTTAGATTTGACACATACGGCGTATTTATCATTGATGGTTACGGTAATGTGTTTGGCTGATGCAACAAAAATACTATCTGCTTTGTAAATCGTTATATTACAATATCCCGTACCTGTCGGAGCTACAAATGAAACTTTATTTCCAACCACATTTTTACTTTGTATAAAACTATTATCTTGTTTATAAAAATGAATATAAACGCCGTTGCAATCACCGTCATATTGTAGCGTCACCATATCTCCTTGATGGCACGGTATTTTATTTGCATTACTGATATATCTTCTATCGCCATATCCGAAAGAACCGTCTGCTATTCTGTATGAGCCTTGCACAAGTTCCCCATCAAAGAATCCCATATCCCCGACACCATGAACAATCTGAGGATAGTCAGGATTCGGGGAAGGCTGTCCTCCAGTGTAGGGTTCCCAATCTGCGTCTTGAGGAACTTCGGCACTAGCCCACGCCATCGGTTTGATTGTACCGGGCTTAATCGTGTCTATAGCGTTGCCATAAAATAAGAACTGTATATAATAATCAGGATTCTGCGTATCTTCTTCTAATATAGACAGTACATCGCCAGGTTTGCTAATACTCGAAATTGTATGTTGCCTGCCTCCTCTGATTTGAACAAAAAACGATGGTCTAATCTGTTTTCTCGTAATCTGATAAGTTCCAACAGGGAATAGCTTCAAGCTATCTTCGTGTGATAAGTTATAAGACATACTAAAATTTTCCGTCAAATTCCCATCCCCGCTAACCGTAAAGCTACCGTCTCCGTTATTGACGACCGTAGCTCCTCCCTGTGTTTTTGACGCTGAAAGACATGAAGCATCAAACAACTGTAACCCTTTTGTCGTATCCTGTTTGATGTACCCCTCAATCTGTTCCGGGATGGCGTTTCCATAGGCGGTAGGACTCGCTTTCACCGTATCTACAAACGTCTGCGTAGTCGTGTGGAGATAACTGTCTTTCGTGATCTGGTCTATCACTCCACGGGCATCCTCGGCGGCGTTGGCGGCCTCCTGTGCCTTTATATCTGCGTTGCTGGCTGCGGCATTGGCCTTTGATGTAGCTGAATTTGCTGCCGTTGTTGCCTCATTGATATCATCAAGAAATCCTTCTTTGATTTCATCCGTAGCTCCATCAATCATCTGCTTACCATCTTCATAAGTCATAAGCTGTTTTGCTTCTCCCGGCGCAAAGGCAAAGTATAGTCCTTTCCCATCTGAACTTTTTGGGTCGCCACTTGTTACAGAAGCAAACTCATTCGGGAGGAGTTTTGATTTCTCGATCTGAAATTTTGAGTATGTACCATAGCGCTGTTGCATACGTTTATTTTCTATCGCCATTTTGCACACCTTCTTTCATATTATGAAAATATAAATAATGTTATCAATAATCGTTATTACGCCTCCGTAGTTAATACGCCAACTCTAATATTTACAGTAACGCTCCCGGATATTGTGCATTTTAATTGAATTGTTATTTTTTTATCTCCTGATTTTAAACAACTATAAAAATAAATATTATTACTTCCCGATTGTTCCGGAATTACCGCTAGTATTTTGTTTCCGCTCGGTATGTATGACGATATATCAATGTCTTTCGTTATAGTATTGGTAAATGTAAGATTCGAAATTGGCACGCTAACGTAGCCAACCACTTTTCCCTTTACAACATCAACAAAATCACTTACAGCTACCTTTTTTACTGTTGACGTTCCAAACATTAAATAGTCAGAATCGGTTGGTGTTCCGGATGTTAAGTCTTTTGGTGTTAATATAGCCATATCTATTTCTCCAATCTTTCTTTTAATTTCTGGATTTCCAACTGCTGTTTCTGAATAACCTTTACAATAGGCGCAATAAAATCAGAATATGATAATGTCAGCAATCCATCATCCATTGTTTCTACCATCTCAAATGGTTTATTTTGAGATGCTTCTTCAACTTCTTGAGCTATAAATCCAGATACATTCCGTTTTTCTCCTATATAGTTAAAATATACAGGATGTAATGCGCTTAAAAATGTTTCTGCCTCTTCTACTGTAATATCAGAAACATTTTCTTTCACTCTTTTATCAGAGGTCTGTGTCACATTTGCAAACCTTGCGTTTCCAGTCTCTGAATTAATACTCCAATTTTGCGAGTAGGACGCATCGTCATCCCATGCATCTCCTCGTAATGTTCCTCCTGATATATCAAATCCTGTCATTCGAGAATAAGTTTGTTGGTCATTCGCTCCAGGTCTATCATTTACCGAATAAGAATACCATGTCTCATACCCGCTCTGCTTTAGTTTACTTCTCATTATTCCGTAAACACTTGGATTTGAATCATCAATGTATTTCATAGTAATCTGGCTATCTTTGTTATCGGCAGTGATGTCAATTTTCCCACTTCGAATCACCATTTCTCCAGTTTCCAGATTCCAATAATTACTTCCAGTTTTATCACTTATCGTGCCTATTCCCAGATATGACGCATTAATGTACAGTTGTCCATTTAATAAATAAACTCCTTGTAATTCTCCATTTGATGTAAAAATGTCAAAAATATCTTTCTGTGTTAAAGATTCCACATCAATTACAATCGTTGCTGACTGTCTATCTATTAGGCTTGTAAATCCACCCGCTTTGTACAGCGAACACCGAATCATTTTCACATTTTCTTTTGGTGTGCCCATTGTATTTCCAGAATACCCGATTGTATTCCCACTATATCCGATGTTGTCGTACAGATCAAAAGAAGTTTTCGTTTCGTCTGCGCTTGAACGGTACATTTCCTTCCATGTTGACCCGTTCGAGGATTCTTCTATGATGAATCTTCCTGCATATGCTGTCGGGGTCACATTTGTTCCTGTTGTGTAAACTGAAGAAAATTCTAATTTTTTCGGGAATAATTCTCCTCCTGCACCTTTTTTAATTACGTTTGCAGACGTTTGCAAATAGTACGTTCTTCCATCTTTTCCTGACGTTCCTTGTAGTCCCTGTTTCTGCTTTACTATGCTAAAACGTTTTGTGGCGATAAGTCCTAAATATGTTGATTGTATATCTACATAACCGGAATCTTTTGACAATGCTGTGACTGTATAAGTTCTATTTTCATCGTCCCATTGTCCGGTTACACCTGATGATGCTGTTACTTTATATGCTGCTGACGTAGATATATCTAAAGCGCCGAAGAACACCTGCACCTTAGTTTTACACTCTGGGAAACTGTTATAGTTCCCGTTTGCATCAGTTGGTATCCCCTGATATTCATTGTCTAAAATTATATTAAGTGTTCTTGCTTTTTTAGATTCCTCCAACGCTTCATTTGCTTTTGTATCATCCGTATATTTATTCCTTTTTTGCCAGTCACTTGACACATAACTACCTGATGCCCTAGATGTAACACAAGTCATAATATCCGAAGTAGATGAATTAAACCACAAATCTCCTTTTTCATACGGCGGCTTCGGTGTGGATACGAATACTTGTGCTTTTCCATCAATCTTGTCGAACACTTCGTCCGGTGGCGTCGTTTTCATTTCCTGCCACGCTGTACCGCTCCACCGATAAGACTTCTGTACGGATGATGATGTGTTGAACCAGATATCTCCTTTATGCTCATTCTTAAGGTCTGTTGTTGTCCATGCGGTAGACGGGTCTGTACTTTGATACCATGTTTCAGCCTTTTTATCTGCCTGTGTTTTTACCTCTTCTATTGTTTCTTTAAAATCTCCATTTACAAAAGCAGTTAATGCGCTATCATCTGTATATTTAACGGCTTTTATCCAATCACTCGAAACGTAATTTCCAGAACTTCTTGTTGTCTGGCACCGCTTCAAATCAGAAGAAGAATTCCCTACCCACAAATCTCCCACTTCATACGGAGGTATAGGAGTAACTACAAATACTCTGCGTTTTGCGTCCGCTGTATCCTGTGCTTCTGCCGCCTGCTGCAATGCTTTTGTAACATCCGTATCTTGTACCATCTGCCATGTCCATGTAGAGCCATTCTTAAAGAATCGGTATGCATATCCTTTAGATTTCCAATAGAATAAATCTCCTTCATGTTTCGCTCTGTCAGATTCTGTTTTCCAGTTAGAAGCCGGTATATTGCTTAAAGTAGGCTGATAGTCGTAATACCACGTTTCTATCTGTCCATCTATCTGCTTCTGTAATTCTGCTATTTTGGGGTCGTATACGGATGATACAAAGTTATTGACCTGTTCTTCCGCAATCTCTTCTACGGATTTTCCTTTCAGCGTAAATGAAGTAGCGACAATACGGACATCTCCTGTCTTGGCATTTACATATAACGTCTGCTCACCGGATGGGGTCTGAATAATCAGGGTTCCTCCAACGCCCCAGTCAAAGTTGATACCGATAGTGTTCATAATTTTTGCTATTAATTCACCATCCACTGTTAATCCTGCATTGTATGTCTTTCCGCCATCTGTAGACACTGCCATTGCTTCTGCGGTCATTTTCCATACAATCATGGATTCTTCAAGAGTAGGTTTATTGTGCATGTAATAAATATTACTGCCATCCGGTTGTAATTCTTTTGTCATATAAAGCCCAGAAGAATTATCCACACGGTCTTTTAATTCTTCCATTGCTTTTTCCCATTCGATTCTATTACGCTTCGCTTCTTCCCTTGATTTTCTATATACTTCTGTTGCCTCGCTATAATAAGACGAATTATTTTTTTCCGGGCTTTTTGTTGCGTTTGCCAGCGAACTATTTCCAAGATAATTAAACACGTGCTCAGTAATAAATGACTGATAAATATTATCTTTTTTGTCTACTAAATAAACAGGATCCATAAACTGAATTGTAGGATCTGGAAAAAATTCTCCTGAAAACGGTCTTACAATAATACCTATCACAATATCTCCTATAAGTTTGATTGCCGCTTCTTCTTCTCCCTCAATTAAAGGATTTGTAATTGCCAACACGTAATCATCCGTACCATAAAGATAGGTTACTTCTTCGTCTTCTTCTTTTCCTGTTGCTGATATACCAGTAATCACAACGTCATCTGTCGCTATTTCTGGGTCAGAAGCAAATTCGGAAAGTAAATGATAAGAATTGTTTTCTCCGAATTCTCCTCCAGATATATAATTCTGCAAATTATCCCCAAATGTACCAGCAGAAATTTTATCTGTAATGCCATCCCCCATCTGTCCACCTGTAATAAGTTCATGTTGCTCAAATACAGAATAATCATATGTTTTAATCAATAGCCGATTATTTTCATCAAAAAGAGCATTTCCACCCGCTATCTGCGCAATATAGCCAATAACCTGTCGGCCTGTAAGTCCTTCCGGTCTTTTCTGTACTAAAAAATCATCATTCGTGAAAGAAACACTTCCAAGGTTAATATCACATTGCGTACACACTTCCTGCAAAACTCTTAAAGCCGGTAATGGATAATCAAGTTTTGATGTGTATTCTTTATCTGATTTATACATATCATCACTAGCCGTAATCTCAATAATATCTCCAGGCGCCAATGCACTTATTACTGTAAAAGTTCCTTCTTTAATTTTTTCTATCTTTCCAGATGGTAGATCTGTCTCAGTATAAAGTGTGATTCTTGCATAATAGAAATCGTATTTTGAAAACCTTTCATCCGAATTATCAATCCCAATATCTATCGTCTTTGCAAGTGCAGCACCTAAAGGGAATCCATCTCCACTAGATTCAGTATAACTATTCCCATCGATATAAAAATCATTTTCAGAATCCAAAGATAATTCTGTACCATCGGAAAGCACCATATCCGCATAAGCATAAAAGGGACCGCCTTTTTTTATAATTTCTTTAAACTCATTACTTACATTTTTCATATTTCTACCACCTATACCGGATTTACATTTGTAACTTGAAAACTTAACTCACTGCACATTTCTTCTCCTTCAATTAAGGAATAGTAACCTGTACTGATATTCGCTGCATAAAATGTACCCGTTTCCCATTTTGCTTTATATGTATTGAAATGATAAAATTGAAAACTTGATTTTCCACGGATGCGCCTTTTTATTTCTGAAACATCTTTTGCCGATATATTTGTCCATTTCAAGTTATAGGCCTCTACTGTAAAAAGAACAGTATTTTTCATTACTCCTCGCATTGTACGAGTGGAATTTGAAGAGGACGTTGTGGCTTCGTCTTCTTGATAACCATCTTCGTCAACCATAGGAGCTGTATAATCGTCAAATTTTAAATATTGCTGTGCCATCTTTCCCCCTATGCCAATTCAAAAGGATTTCTTCCGGTCTGGCTCTGAATTACTTTTCCTTCTTCTAAAACAAACTTTGTGATCTCTCTTCTTCCCATCATCAGAGAAACGTTATACCTTAATTTTCCACCACCGGATTCTTCACGCACAATACGTCTTATCAGACTTTCCGGCGCTTCAATGTTATTTCCGTGTTTTTGATCGCCAAGTACTGCCATAAACTCACGATTAGGAGGAATGACTGCTCCAGAAGCCAGATAAGGGATTTTTCCTATTGTCGGTATACTTACAAATGGCAGACGATTTACACCACGAATCAAGGTATTAATTCCACTAATTGCACCGTTAATAATTGATATAATTCCATTAATCGGTGCTTTTGCGATAGCCTTCAAACCATTGAACACACCAGAAAAGATCTGTTTCACACCTTCCCAAGCCTGTCTCCAGTTTCCAGAAAATACACCTTTAACAAATGTAATAATTCCATCAAAAACTTGTTTGATTGAGTTCCAAATATTTTTTACAGTTGAAAAAAACGCATTAAGTGGCTCGCCCAGTATGCCAAAGGTTTTTGCCCAGTCTTTCGAAAAAACTCCTTGCAAGAAATTGTCAAACGGCTTCAGTATATTATTTTCTATAAATTTAAATATTGAAAGAACTGCTTTTTTGAATCCTTCACCAATTTGTTTTAATCCTGAAAAAGCTCGTTCCCAATCACCAGTAAACACGCCGACAATAAAATCTATCAACCCGCTTAATATATCCGCGATACCACCTATCACTTCTGCAACCGTTCCAAAAAAATCCAAAACAGTGGTTCCTAAAAATTCTATAATTGGCGCTATAATTGGAATAATATTTTCAACAATCCACGATAGGAAGGGAATCAATACCTCTTCCCATAATAGTTTTAAAACGTCAATTACTTTTCCGATCAAATTAAGGATTGAATTTATTGCTTCTCCCACTGGACCGTTTAACACTTCATCGAATTTAGCCGCCAATGAATCAAGGACTGGAGCTATATATTCATTATAGGCATCAAGAAATACACCGACTATTTTACTTATTCCCTCCACAACAGAATCTATAAACGGCTTCAAGTGTTCGTTATACAGAGCCATAATTTTATCAGCCAACCCCTGCACAAAATCTTCGATAGCCTGTGCGATTGTTTCGATCGGGGCGATCGTCTCGAGCAAAGCTGTCTTAATCGCTTCTTTATTTTCGATTATCGGCTGTGCAATAAAATTCAGAAGATCTCTTCCGAGACCTGTGGCAAGCTGTGTGATGACACCGAAGATAGTGGCAAATATGCCGATCAGGTCTCCGGTGAGATCCTGTGCAACCTGCGATCCAAATACAGTCGCAAATATGTCTGCTACTGATGCGGCCAGATTTCCGAGAGTGTCTAACACCTCCGTGCCGATGTCGAACATGGCGAGCAAGTAGTTCTTAATCCTGCCTATATTTTCAGCTAAATAGCTTTCAATCCCGCCGACAATGTTCACGGCAATGGTTAATCCAACCTTTGCGAATGATCCTGCTATCTTTCCGAGATTATAAATAAAAGATGTAGCGAATCGTTTTGCGGCCGCCATCACATCTTCGTCTGTAAAAATATCAGTCAGATACCTTCCGATGGATGATAGGTCTTTTTTCAGTTCTTCCAATAATGGCTTGTAGTCTCCAAGTCCATCCCAGAATCCAGACATGAATATGTCACGGATTTCTTTCAGCTTGTCCAGTACAGTGTCAAGGAGGCTTGCGAACTTATTGTCAATCGGGACTTCCTCAAAAAGCGGCCCAGATCCTGTTCCACCTCCACCACCTCCACCTGGACTTCCAGATCCTCCCGTTCCACCTCCGGTATTTTTGGCGTTTTGTTCTGTGTACTTGTTAATGTCATCAAGTGGAGACAGATAATCTTCTGCCGCATCTGCTTCATCCTTGATGGCATCCGCATTATCTTTTGCAGCCTTTGCAGCCTTTCCAGAACTAGATGCTGTATCTTTTAAACTTGTAGCATAATTTTTTTGGACAGCTACAGCACGAGTATAAGTACTTTTTCCTGACAAAAAGGCAAAAAACATACTTACATAGCTAGCAGCCGTAGAAAGCATATCAATAAACTTACTCAATATCGGGGCAACAACATTCAGGATAGGAGCAAAAGCTGTAGCAAGGCTATTTTTCAGACGTTCTAGGCTACTCCAAAGCATAGAAATACTGCTGTTTGTTGTTCCAGAATACTGTACTAAATTATCAAAACCGTCTTTAATTCCAGTCATAACAGCATTGATTGCTTGAAATGCAAAGCTAAACAAAATAGATGTACCAAGCATTTTCCCAAGCCCAAATTGAGCAGATCTAGCGGACTTTCCTGTATCTTTTAATGATTTTGAAAGCCTTTTACTTGAAGCATCTGCATTTAACAAAGATTTTTTATAATCATTTACCTGTCCTTTAATAGAAGAATAAGAGGAACCAAGACGATTATTCATATCAGCAAGCTTTCTTTCTGCTGCCGCCAATTTTTCCATATCTGCCGCTGCTTGTTTTGTCTTACTACCAAAAGTAAATGCTTTTCCTTCTGCTTCAAGCCTTTTCATATTGGAAATAACTTCATCTTGTTTTTTATCCAAGGAATCAAGATCATATTCCATTCTCTTATATGCAGAACTATTCTCTTTTCCACCAGTTTCCAAAAATCGGAACTGTTTTTCTGCTAACTTATCATAATCCGCCCCTAATTTATTTAATTGTTTATCCAGCATTGCATACTCGTCTGTTGGAATTTTCTGATTTCCATATTCTGCGACTTTTTTCTTTAATTCATCAACTTTTTTTAACTGTGCAGAATATTCTTGATTTAACTTTATAAATGAGTTTACTTGTTTATTGAGTGCCGCTTTAGCTTTAGTTCCTAAACCATCAACTGAGTTTGCCATCCTACGAGCAGCCGACTCAACTTCTTTGCTTCCGGCTTTCATGCCGTCAGCGTCTATCTCTGTATCAATTAAAATTGTGCCGTCGGCCTGAGCCATATTCTCACCTCACTTATGGCTCTGCGACTAGCGACTGGCTCTAAAATAAAAAACTACTAACCGATATTGGCCAGTAGTCTTGAATCTTTGTTTTAACTATGATATATTGATAATAGAAAAGGGAACAATCGCCCACAAAGTGGTTGACCTCATGAAGTATGATAATAGAATTACCACCCTTTCGCTCGGTCAAAGTTTCGGGGTGGTTTTTCTATGCTTAAAACATTATCTGATAAACGTAAATACGAATGTCAGTAATGCCAGAATGAACATACCAAAGGCCATAAGGTCTTTGAAATCAAAATGATTCTTGTTATTGTCCATCAGCACCACCCCCATTCTATGTAAGAATAGAGGTCAGCCACCCTGCAACACGGTTATTCCCTGCCCATATTCTACCATGCTGCCGCTATTTCTTCAATCTTATTTTCCAAACTCTAGCCAATATTCGATTATCAAAGTTCAATGTTACTTTTTGATTCCTAGAAGCTCCCTTAATGCTTCTTTTTCTTCCTCACTTCTCTCCACTTTCTTTACTTTGAGATCAACAAGAGTTTTATTGTTTTGGTAAAATTCCTTTTCCCACTTCTCAAGTTTCTTGCCTTTTCGCCTTTTTTCTCGAATGGATACGATCGTGTTAAAGACACCTTCACCAATCCCCATGTAATACCCGAAAAACTCCCACCAATGTGTTTCTCCTATGCGGATATCCCGTCCTGCTACTTTACTGATCTCTGGCGCTATGATCGGAGCGTCTTGTTCCCAGTCCATTGTACGGGGCTTTGGTTTATCGTCTCCTTTGATTCCACAGTCGATAAAATTGCAGGCTTTTTCTGCTGCCTCTTGCCAATCTTTCGAGGGCATGCTATCAAAATCTATGTAAAGAATTTGAAGCATTGTCAGCACCTGCTCTTGACGCTTTTCGTCTTCTGTCATATCCGGTTCAAAAATTTCCGGGTCGTTCATAGCAGCCAGAATATCCAATATTACACGGTAGTCTGTCCTGATCTTATACTCACGGCCGCCAACCTCTATTGAGGTTGGAAGCTCCCAAGCGTACATTATTTATGGTACTTTGCCACATACTTATTCATGCGGCGCTGTACCCTTTTTGTTCTGACAGGCAGTTCTCTTTCGATCACATTCGCCACCGCGCCGAGAACATTCTCGACAAACAATTCACCTGACGCAAGAGCTGAGAACGGCCCCATGATAGAGAAGAACGCTTCTCCGGCATCCCCGCCAATCAGATAAGACATTTTATCCTTCATTTCCTTTTCAGCTACTTTGATAGCCTGATCTGTGTCTTCCGGTATCTTAAATGAGTTGAAAAAATCAACAACTTCTTCGTACCGATTCACAATATTTGTATCAGACGGACGAAAAGTAAATTTTCCAAGGATTTCTCCACGCTTGTTTTTGATATTATAGACCTTACTTCCGTCATCAATAATGATGTCGTTTGTCTGTGGTTTTGCTAATTTATTACTCATATTTGCTCCTTATTATGATAATGAGGACGGGATTTCCCCCTTTGTGAATGTTGGCTTTGTTGCAAGGCTAGCCGCTGTTACATATCCCTTTGTCCGCGCGCCGTTGAAAGATACCTGGAACGGGATATTCAGTCCGGCAGTATCGCCGCCATAACTCTGTGGCTTAACCATAACTTCCTGTACATATGCTAGGTGATTATCTGCCTCTGTATCTTCGATAATAACCTCTAGCATGAGCGTTTTGCAGTCGTCGCCTTTAAGCTGTCCGAGCGCAATGTCCCGTAATTTCGGGTACAACTTCTTATCCGGGTCTGCATAGAACGGGTCAGCGTCCATTGTCGGCTCATAGCCGTTATCCTTTGTTTTTGTCTGTCCTAAAATTGTCTTTGTTGTTTCCGTATCCGGATTTAACTCCACGGACATTTCCTCAATATCATCACCGATAATTTCCCACTCTGCACTTTCAGCAACGCCCTTGAAAGACGTGTCAAGATAATGCGCCAGTGCTTCACGATTTAATTTCGCCATGTTTATTTTCCTTTCTATCTGTTCTTGTAAAATATGTTCCTATATTTCAGCGCAAGGCTGATAACCCAGTCCTGCACATTCCCCTCTGACGTACTGTCCAGATATGCCGGGGTCTGCCGTGCGATCTCTGTGATTTCCCGTCCATCTGTCAGTACCGGATAATTTTTCAGTTTCTTTACCTCTCCACCAATGGTAATCGGCTGCTTTTCAAGCCATTTTCCTAAGTTATCCAGAAACTCCTTAATATCAATTTTGGAGTTCTGGCTATCCGCAGATGTCCGATACACCACATAAAACGGATAATTGCAAAGCTGATTGACTTTTCCAATAACAGACGTTTTTTCTGTTACGATTATTGGCCCTGAAATTGGGTGAAAGTCTATACCCGAATCCTCTTCCAAAGTAGAGAATTTTATAGTTTCTCCTTTATGAAGCCCTGGAAAAGAGTTCAGAAGGTCTTTCAAAGCATTTGTAATAATGTCATAACCATCTACATCATATTTAACTGGTTTACTTTTTTCCGCCTCCGGCAATTCTCCTCACCCCTTTTATCCATTTTTCTCCGTCTTTTTCTTTAGCAGCATCAAACCAATGGTCTGTGACACTCGGATGCTTTGACGTATCGTACTTCAATGGTTTATTCGTGGGAATCAAATTTGCACCTTTTCTGTATCTATATCCTACCCCTGGAATATAAAACGGGCCTCTTCCAGTTTCACTATCAACCATTGTTACCCCCATATAGAGGTATCTTCCTTGTGGCGGCGCTCCTGCAACAACTTTTCCAGTTCCTTGCAAGGCTACGCTTCGCTCTCTTGTAAGGTTTATGAAGTTTCCGTCATTCATCGGCATAAATGGAACCATGCTATTCATTACGGCACCGTCAAGATACCACTGTGCGTCCTGAAACTGTTTCTCAAAACGATTCAGGCTTACATCAACCTTTATATCTCCTTGTACCAAAGAGAAACCGGAAAAATGAAAGGTCTTACTTGCCATTCTACTTCCCTCCAATCTCAAAATGTGGAATCAGCGTATACGGTCCGCCGACTGTGGTTATCAGAAATACATAATCATGCCGCTTGTTGATGTAATCATAAAAGCCGCCGTCCACCCGGTTCGCATAGTCAGAATCCAAAATAGGAGTTTCCGCATATTCCCCTTGCATGAAGAAATCCCCAGAAGCAAAGGTAATGCTTTCCGGTAAATCATCATTCGGCTGTTTCTCCCATTCTTTGGGCGGCAGATATGGCTTATTTCCCACCATTTTGTTACCCTCAACAAAATGGTATTTAACGTGCAAGTTCGCCGTATCTGCGCTGTCCAGACCAGTCTTTGCTACGTTTGCCGCTTTGTCGATAATCAGGTCAACGCCAGAAAGTACGTGAGGATACCAATATATATCCCCGGTCTGACTTTCGTATTTGTTAAAAATCGTTACGGTATCGGTATATATCGGTATCCCCTCCTTTAATGCCCCTTAGGCTCAATCATCTTTTTATGCTCTAAAAGCGATATTACAAAGCACCCACTTCATTAAATGCTTTCAACATCTTAGGAAATTGAATTGCTATCCAATCCGTGATTTCTTCCGATTGCCCCCATGCTTCAACATTGCCGCTGTTATTCCACAAACCGCTTTCATACAGAAACCCGTGAATAATCTCGTGCCGGAGGACTTTCTTTGAATAGGATTCTAAATCCTCGACACTCATTTCGTCCTTTTCAAAAATACCGACAACAATCTCTTTGATAGAATGGTCGATATATCCGTCAGCGTTTTTGAGTTTTGGCTTGTCCTTTTCTTCACGGAAAAGCACCTTGTATTCAGTTCCTAAAATGTTCACCTTACACTCCTGCATAGAGTAAACAAACTCCTTTGTTATCAACCACTCCGGCAAGATAATCTGTCGCAACCTGCCGGAGTAGTACATTTTCTACTTTTTTGTCCATAGCTGCCTGAGAATAAATATCTGAATTATTCCCGGACGTTCCCGTAACATAAGAGATACTTTCCGCTCCGGAAGAAACAGACGAAACCATTTTCCCGGTCATTGTGCCATCCTCCCTCGTTACCGTTCCGACGGTCGCCATAGACGCTTTCTTCACTTCGTCAATCTGATACAAGCAATCAGCAACCGCACAAACCGCTTTCTTTACCTTTGTTTGTGCTCGTTCATTGTCTGGAAGCCCGTCTACAAGACGGTCAAAGGTAATATTGTCTATGCGGTCACTGGCTTTCTCCAGATACTTTTCAAGGGATTCGTCCGACACGGTATCGCCATAATATTTAGTTTTGTAGAACTCTGTATCTGCGTATGCCATGCCAGAGCCTCCTTATCCTCTCGTTTTAATTCTTGCAATCGGTATAGATTTAATCGGAAAGTATTTTGTTGCACTGGAATCGTTATTCTGTGCAAGCTGCCATTTGCTACCGTCAGAAAGTTCCGCATCTGTCGGAGAAATAATAGTTCCTGCTTTCCATGAAATTCCATAAGGAGAAAAGATTTTTCTCTGTCTGGAATAAAGTACGTCAGTTCCGCCCTTTGTTTTCGGGTCCCTATCCATTTCATAAGGAACTTTTGCCCCAACATTCGTATACTCAATAGCTCCTGCTCCCATTACATAGGTTGTGTATACTGTTCCTGCCGGAAGCTGTACAACATATTCATTCGCTTTAATGTCAGAAATATCAGAAGTAACATCTGCCTTATTGATTTCCGTATCCCCAGAAGCTCCGGAATCTTTTACAAGTTTCGCTCCATCTGTACCTTTTTCTGCCCGTACATATTTCGCCTTTACAGATTCAGACGGCATATTATCATCAATCAGAACAGTTCTTCCGTTGATGGTTGCTAATGTCAAATCTCTCTCAATGCCGTTGCCGTCCGTATACTTCATATAAGCTAAAAGCTTCAAATTCTCCATATTGGTTGCAATCTGAGAGTGCATAACTGCAAGACTGAATTTTCCCTTGTTATCCCCTAACGCCTGCTGAATAGCGTTGTTTAAGGTAGTTTCTGCAAAGACATTGTTTGTCGGATTTTCGGAAACATCATAAGTATGCTTCTTAACAAAGTCTTCATTACCTTTTCCAGTCATGGAGAAAATACCTTTCAGCGTTGCCAGCAATGTTGCTTGGTCGATATCGTCCCAATACTCTGCGACTTCCTGAGCCGCCGGCATGAAATCTTCTCCTGTAATATCTGTTGAAAAATCCTTTTCCGTCCAACCATGCGCACGACCTACAACAATTCTTCCGTGTGTATAGGTATCTCTGGAATCTGCCGTAATGTCTGTATTTCCGTCATAGTTGTCAGCTTCTCCACCAATTCTTGCCTTAATCGGAATCGTAATATAGTTTCCGCCTACTTGGTCTGGAAGCATAGACGCATATTCCTTTTTCTCCACAACCGCCCCAGACTTTAATAACTCATTTCTGTTCAGGTTTTCTACTCGGTCTACGTATGCGCCGAATACTTCCCCGTTAAAATTCTTTTTATCAAAAAGTGGCATTTACATTCTCCTTTACATATACTGTGTAATGTCCAGTCCCGGATTTTCGTTCTTCATCTTCATAAGTTCTCCCATGCTGAGTTTTGCTCCCGGTTCTGTTGTTCTTCCTGTTCCCGGCGTTGTAAATCTCGCCGCTTGCTGCTGTGCTTTCTGTTGCTTTTTGTCCACGAAGATTCCTGTTTTCTGCTTACCGTCGTTATCGGTAATCATTCGATTAAAAATCTCTTCAATGGACTTTCCTTTCGCAGAATCCTTTTCCAGTTCTTCCAAGAGTGCTGTCCGATAATGTTCTTCCGTAATGTCATTCAGAAATTCGTATTTCTTTTCGCCGTCCTCATCTAATACAGAAAAAAATGTTGTCACGTCCTTATCCAGTTCCACTTTCCGCGCGTCTGCCGCCCTCGCCGCTTTTTCATTTGCAAGGTCTGTGGTCAAAGTTGAAATTTGCGTTTTTAAATCATCAACATTTATGTCTTTAAAGCCATCCAGTTTTTCCTGTACATCATCAAGAGATTTTTTATACTCGTCACGTTTCTCCACTGCCTTGTCATAGTCAGCTTTCGTACGGTAATTCTCACTTATCTTCTTTTTTAGTTCAGCTTTCTTTTCTTCAGGAACTTCAATTCCCAACTCTTGTAAAATCTGTTCGTAATTCTGCATACATATATCCTCCTAAACGTTCATTTTTTAACCGCCCGTCAGCGGTAATGGATTCAGGCAGATAAACCTCTGCCGGGGTAATCGGAACACCTAGAATCGAACTAGGGACTTGCTGTGTATAAGACAGGTGCTCTACCAACTGAGCTATGTTCCGTTGCGATTCCTGCTTAAATTCTCACGTTTGCGCATATACCGCGACCGTATATGACTTTAAGACTTTCCGAACTTACACAAGGCATAGGTTTGAACTTGCCACAAACAGTTTTCAGCAGGTATTGGCATTCTTTGTAAGGTGTTTCGCTACTCTCACATCAGCCACGGAGCGACCGGGCAACATGCACACGCCGGAAATTGCATCCGCTTTTCAACCTCCGGCATAAAGCCGTTTCTATTAAGGACGTGTGCTAAGAAAGGAGGTGTCAAATATAAGAAAAGAACCAACAAACCTGTCGGAATTTCCGATAAGTTCATTGGCTCTGTGTCTGGCATCTGGCTCTATACAATATCAGTTTTAACTTTTATTTTGAAGTCTGGCTCTATGTCCAGAATAGATTGTATTTTACACTTGGGGCAAAACACGGGCAAATCTTTTGCCGTGGTTTTTTCTCGTATTTTTATGCGCGTTTTATTGTTGCATATAGGACAATAAATCCATTGTTCTTTAACCATGTTCCGCCTCCTTTACAATCCTAACTACATTATATCAGACTTGTAAAAAATCATTGTACCCATATTTTAAGGGCGATAGCAAAACCACCGCCCTCATGTTTACATCATATCTCTTAATTTGTCGATATACCGTTTCATGGTGTCCCTTTCTTCTCGGCAATCTACATCGCGGCTCATGCCCTCCAGTTCTTCCGTCAAAGCGTCCATGTGTTCTTCCAAAGCTGCAAGCATTTTCTGTTTGCAATCCATGTCTTTCCCGGCTCTGTAAGAGTTTTTCTTATCCATGTACTCGTTATATGTATCCATATCTCGGCCGCGGCTGTAATGTCCCCTTACATAGTGTTTACCACGAGTGCCACGATAGGAATTATCATTGTCATAGTTTGGCATCATTCCATCGCGGGAGTACCTCCCTATGCTGTCACGCTTTCTGGCTTCGGAATATCCACCGTCCATTTCTGCAAGAACAGCGTCGTAATATTCCTCTTTACACTTCCAATATTCAACATTTTCCATATCTTTCAGCATATCAATAAGCTTATATGCAGTTTCAAGGTTTGAAGTATTCAGACCCTTTTCTGCAATTCTATCAAGCTCCTCTTTGATATTTTGCATTAATTTATAACTCATAGCCTGTCCTCCTTAACCTATTCTGCTCACAACGAGATTTGCGTCACTTACTGTAATAGCCACCGTACCTATATTTTTTACCGTCAGTGTTGCACAACACGGACGACACACTCTCACTTCTACCGTTACAGCGCCGTTCACAAAATCCCCTGCTGCCGCAATCGTATTGATAATTTTTGCACCAGGTATTCCCTCTCCGTCCTGCTCAATTTCAAAATCAGCTTCGCCCGGAGCTGTTGCCGAGAAGTTTGCGTTAAATCCCACGCGGTAAAGTCCTGGAAGTAATACCACTCTACCGCTTGTTGCTTCATGTCTGATGTTCGGGCAATTATTAGACCATATTCTGTTAAGCAGGAATAACACATTATCCCCTGCATTTACGGTCTGTGTACCCGGTGTTACCATATCTGCCATAATTCTATCCCCTTTCATAATCGCAAAAGGGCAGACTGTCAGCCCACCCTCTCACACTAGTAATAACGGCCCTTGCCGAACAACCCGTTTTAACCGTCTGTAATTCCAATCGGTTTACCGGGAAGAAACCTCAATATGAAGTTTTTAGCAAGCACAATTTCCGCAACCATTACCATATCCATAAGCTGCCTGATAAGGGCTGCAAGTGATATAAGCTGGCACCGGTGTCGGACGTAATGTGTTAATAATATTGTTCGTCTGGCTCACATTAGCAAGCTGTAACTGTGCGGACTGTAGTTCTGTCTGAAGTGACTGAATCTTATCCTGTGTAATCGTGTCAATGATACGCTGTGTTCCTGCGTTCTGACTGTCAATTACATCACGGAATCCGCTGCAAAGAGCCTGCTGTAATGTGTTTGTCTGCATTGCCATGTTGTAGTTTACACCGTCAACCGCTCTCTGGGTCTGGCAGCAACAATCCTGAAGCTGATAACCCAGGTTAGAGATATTGGAATTTACTCCCGCAAATCCATTACAAAGCTGTGTAGAAATGTTTTGGATTCCGCTTTCGATTCCCTGTGTAGACAATGCCGCGTCAATATCTGCGCGTGTTGCATATCCCTGAAATGCCGGGGAATTTGCTCCACCATTTCCACCCCAGCCGTTGCCGTAACCGCCCCAGCCGAACATACCAAAAATCAGAAAGAGTATGATCCACCAGCAACCGTCTCCACCCCAGCCGTCATTATTTCTTCCATTGTTGCCAGTTAATACAGCAACATCAGAAGCAGTTAAACCATCTGTCATAGTCTTTTACTCCTTTAAAATATATTTACAAAATCATGCGCATTGATTTATGTACTAAAATAATCCTTTAAACAGCCCTTGCATTTGCTGAGCTTTCTGCTGGATCTGGTTAAGCTGATTTTGATTCAGTTTCCCAGACTGTAACATTTTGTTGATTTCTTCCTGCGGGTTTTTGCCCTGCATTTCCTGACGGAATTTCTTGTAATCTTGAAGCATTTTGTTCATAGGATTCTGCGGCATACCGCCGCCCAACATATTAAATAGAGGATTTCCCATTGTTCCGCCCACCTTTCTTATTTTCTTCTGTTGCTGGCTTAGTAGCTGTCTCTAAAAGCCCATACAGTTCTTCGTATTTACCCCGTAAATCGTTGTATTCCTGCCGGGTAACATATTTATCGTCTAAGCTAATTTCTGGCTGTTTCTGCGGCTCTGACACGTTTACGCCAACCTCTTTATATTCAAACGTTCGGAGCGTTGGCATACCAGCATTATCCGTTGTCTTTATAAAAAATCTGGATTCTTCACTATCCATAAGTAATACACTTGTATTCGGTGCAACCAGATAGCTCTTTGCCCCTGCTTCGCCCTGCACCCATAAAATACCTTGGTTTGTCTGCGGTATTTGTGTCTGCTGTGGCGGCTGATACTGTGATTGCATTTGTGCCAGCCTGTCCATTTGCGGCTGTAACGGGTTATAATATGGTGTCGGTGCATAACCGCCATATCCATTATTCATATAGCCTGCCATAGTGTTTCCTCCGTTCTATGACTATTTCTATAACTTTCTATGACTTAATTTTAGCCATAAAAAAAAGACTCCGACAGTTCGTCAAAGTCCTTGAAAAGTATAACAAAAGTACTATTTGAGCACTTTTTTCCAATATACATTTTCTATCCATTCTTTCATTCGTTTTATATTCGTAAGTCTTATAATTTTATTGTTTACTCTTTGGCTGATTTTCTTAACTGTTGACATTTCACAGTGCATAATTTCACAGCATTGTTCAAGCGGGATTTTCTTTTTCCTTAAATCAAAAAGCGCCTGTTCTTGTTCATCAAAATTAGCAAATTCTTGATAAAATGCAAGCTCCGGCTCGGTAAAATCATATACTTTCAATCCGCCACCTCTTATTTTTCGGTCAAGGCGTTTATAAGCTCGTCTCTCGTTTTTTTTAGACCGTCAATATTGTTTCCGGTTATCTTGTTTTCGATTAAACAGAACATACTACGCATGAGTAAATTCATATTATCCCTGTTTTCATTGATATTTTCATAATCGTTGTTCAGCTTCTGTTTGATGTCCTTAATGTCCGTCTCTATAACCTCAATGCGCTTTTCAAGGTCGCTGGTCGGTTTCTTATATTTCTTGTATGCACCAGACAGAACAGCCGCCGCCCCTCCAATAACAGTGATACCGCCGCAGATTGCAAGTATTGTCTGTATAGTGTCCATTACGTCCATATCTATCTCTCCCAGTAATATATAGGTATCTCGTTCCCACTATCCCACGAATCCCAGTAATATCCATCCTGCACACATACCACATGACCGTCAATCGCCAGTATGTAAGTGCCTTTCGGATTATCCTCGCAGAAATCCCGGACGGTGTATATATCCTGTCCGTGGTCGTCTACAATGTGCCGCCTGAATCCTTTGCGGCGGAGATAAGCGCTCCACACATGATTAGCTGAGGGCATATCCGACAGAGAGAATCCCATAAAAGACAACCCTGCATAGGTTGTTTCCCAGTCCTGATTTAATGCCTTGCTGATTGCCCGGACAGTACAGTCTCCGACATTAGAAGCACGCGGGTTAGGGTTGTATGGTTTCCATCTATTCATGGTGTTACCTTTCCAAGAATTTCTATTGCTCGTTGTAGTCTGTCTCCATCTCCATCATAATAATTCATATCAATTTTTGTGATGACTTCCATAATTTTATCCTCAGCTTTGTCTGCTTCTTCCGCAAGCTGCTTAATGATTCCTGATATATCCACTCTTATTCCCCTTTCGCATTTTGATACCTTCTTGCCGCTCCTGTCGCTTTCATAGCCTGCTCTCGATTCCACTTTGCCACCTGCAAGCGCTCGTTATATGGCTTTAAATTGTTTTCCTCGCAATACTGCTTATATGCGGCGTTCTGCTTTTTCAGTAGATACGATTTTCTGTCAAACTCCTGCTGTAACTCAAATTTCAGTTTTTCGTCCTTGCAATTATCAATAGCCGTCTGCATATTCTGGATTTTTCGCTTTGTGTCGCGCACACGCCGCTCTAATGCTCTTTGTCTCTGCTGTTTCTCGTAGACTTTCCGGTTTTCTTCGGTGTCGTACTGTTCAAATGGATTATTTTCACCGTCTCCCGCTCCGAAAGAATGTCTACAGTTCGCGCCACATAGCCCCGTTATCGTTCCATACCCAGTTTCCGAAAACGGCGGAAAACGCTTATCTTTTCCAGTTCGGCTGTAAAATTTCCCCTGCCACCATGAATGATTTCCCGGATTCTGACCGCCGTCACCGATACGAGCGCCCAGATGATAGGAAACAAGAATAATATCCCAATCCATTTCTTTCATGCGTTCTATCGAAATATCGCCAGCGGCCTGACTGATTCCCGTTCTCAATATCATCATTGTTGCGGATTCTATACTCATCTTATAACCAGATGGATAGTTTACTTTCAGCCCTGCGTCTGATACCTCTTTCAGCACGTCTCTGACCGCTTCTGTGTATGATACAGCCCCGGAAACGACCATGTTATAGGCATTGTCCATCTGATTGATAAAAAGCCTCTGAGCCTCGTTTGCGGTTGTTCTGGTAAAGTTCTTCCACTCCCCTGCGGTAGCCTCGTAATTCCGCTGCATAATACGCATAAGTGCCGGAGATTGCAAGAGCGGAATGGGAGACAGCCCAGCGGCCTGATAGATTTTATCATCCCACTGTAAAGCTGTTACTCCTGCCTCTTCCATAGCCTCTTTGATTTCCTGCACTTGCTTTTTAGTCTTGTCAGAAAGTTCCTTCTGGATATCCTCCAGAAAATAACCAGCCTCTTGCAATGTCTCAATCTGCCATTTATCCGTAGCGGTCAAAAGATAATCTTCGCCCCGTCCGATTCTTGCCATCATACGGGCTATAATCTTGTCTATGATGTTTTTGTGGAGCTGAGAAGCAATATCCTCAGCCCCTTCTGTTATGCGGTATAGGTATTCTGGCGTAAGCATTAAACCGCCTCATATGTTTTCTCAAATATGTCTGGCTTGCAGGGATATATTTCCCCATTTATTCCTCTAATAATATAATCTCCAGCCTTTGCAATCATTGTTCCTTCAAGTGTTTTTATTTCACACCATGCTGGTAATTCATAGAATTTTCCAAAATCGTGTGTGATGATAGCATTATCTGAAACCGCATCCCAAAACCAATCTTCTTTGACCAAACCTCTTTCGTTTAACTGAAATGCCTCAATTACAACTGGTTTCTTCCTATACTTCATAGTTTATTCCTCCGTTTTTTTAACCTGCTTAATAACCTGATTCACATATGTACTCAATCCGGCAACAAGAATCCCCTGTACAAGTGCCGTAAATACTGCCATAGCAATTTCCTGACCGTTTGTCAGTGGACTTGTTGCCAGTACCCAGATAGCACAAAGAACAATGCCAACGCCGCCCAGAATCAGCGGAATGTACTTATCTTTTACCGCCTGCGCCTGCTTGAATCCCATTCCCACAAAGTACAGTACAATAGCAACAACAATCAACTCCGGTTTTACATAGTTCATAATCTGATCCATGATCATTCTCCTTTATTCCTCTTGAAATTTATTGAAAAGCGTGTCTTCTTTCGGCTGCGCTTCTTCGATCATTGCCCGAGCTTCGTCTTCACTCATTTTTTCAAATTTCACGTAATACAACCACGGAGGCACATCGCCTTGAATCCTGTATTTCCACCAGTTTGCCATATCTTCCTGATAGTTGTATGTAATATCTCCAAAGCTGAAAGATATGCCCTCTTTGAGTGTTTCCCACAGCTCCGGTGGCGTGTTGCTGTACAAATCCGCCATGACATTACAACCATACAAAAGCTGTGTGATTGTGTCCTGCAAAGCGTCCCGGATATTTTTGATTGTCCGTATAGTCTCCTGATCGTCTGCCTCTACCTGTGTCGCCGTCATCATGCCTGTTTTTTCGTCCAGTACGAACATTCCTTGTGAAAATCCGCACTTTGTTGAAATCATGGCAAGAATGGAATTGATGTCCTTTATACGTTGGTCTGTCAATAAAGTTGAAACGTGTTCGTGTATTGTACTGTCTGCGTCCACTCCCATTTCTAAGCCTTGCACAAATCTCGGAAGATTTACCTTTTCATGCGTCATCGGATTTTCAAGAACCGCCTGCGCGACAAAAGTCATGTGCTTGCTGTCCTCAACCTCGCCAGACTTCCGGCTCCACGCTATATCAAGGTCTTTCAGTTCTTTCAGGGCGTTGTGCCACACCGGAACGCCTAACGGACTTGTCCGGTCAATGCGGTTTGGTGCCGGATTTTTGAAGTATGCAAACAGCGGTATTTCCACATTCAGCAAGGATATATCCGGCTCAATGTTCGCCCATTCTCTGACTTCCGTCAGTTTGCATGGGTCTCCTATGCTTAACTGATTTGTTGCCATTCTTCCGGCGCGCGCCTTATAAGCGTAGTTGGTAATGCGGTATACTTTTCCCTCCGCGCCGTCCTCTAGTATGGTATCCTCAAATCTGTGCCACTCTAGCCGTGTATACCGCCAGTTTCCGCGGTCTATCTGGCTCTGGAACACACAGCCTAGAATATTACCGTTGCTGTCCGTCTCTGTTGGTGCAAAATTTCCTGGCTCTATGTAATCTACGTTATTTCCGTTCGGCTTGAACATAATGCCACAGTTTCCCAGAGCTTCCGACACATTATCTGTAATCACCGCCAGCACATAATCAGCCTGCTTTTGCAGATACTCCGCGCGTTCTCCGCCGTCAATGGATATGCCTAAGTCAAGCGTCACAAGTCCTGCTGTCACATCATTGATATATCCGGCAAAGTTTATACTCTCAATATCGTCGTCCGGGTCAAGCCAAGGCGGCTTTCCGGCTGTGATGTTGTAATACTTGTTTATTGCGCTCTCCATGACGGAAGAAAGCTGTATATCCGCCTGAAACCGTTCTTCAATTTCTTTTCTGAACAACTTATTCCACACCGCCTTTATCCATGTTATCAGTCCCATTCAACCACCTTACGCCATGTAATACCCATTCTTTTTCATGAATAGATATTCCTTTTCAAACATACTCTTTTTAACTCTTTCCTTTACTCCATAGCAATTAATATCCATATCAACTTTGTACAGCTTTTCGTGTGGAGCATAACCGATTTTCTCCTCAAATTCTTTCGTCACATCTTCGACACTGTATATCTTTTCAACATAGTGTTCTAATAAATTCATATACCCTCCTATACAATCCACCTATTCAACTGCCTTGCCACCTATGCCTGCGTACCTCTACGCATAAATACCGGCTCGTATGAATACCGCAGAGCGTCTATAATATGATTGTCTGCGTCAGGATAGCCGGAAATGATGTTCCCGTCCTTATCCCGTTCATATTCATACCGTGTAAGCTCGTTATATGCGTTCGGCGTTCTCCTGCGGTCAATGACAATCTTTCTTTTCTGTAACCACTTCATTCCATATTCCACGGAACCCGGTCCCTTAACCGCTGCTCGTGAAAACACGCCTAAATCTCTGTAATCATTCACGGACTTTTTTTCCGCAGAATCGCAGATAATACAGTAATCGTTATAGCCTTTCTCTTTTATCCAGTCCGCTGTTACCGTGTTTGGCTCTTTGTTTACGTAATGCTCATCGATTAGATAAATTGTCTCCCTTGCCTTGTCATAGTATGAACGGATAAAAGCATACGGGTCAGGAAACCAACCCCAGTCAACGCCCTGATATATCTTGTCCATGTGAGAGATTTCTTCGTCCGTGATTTCCCTGAGTTCCAAATAATCAAAGACGTTTCCGCCATTACCATTCGCAACGCCCTCATATTCGTTTTCATAAGCTGCCGGATTAACTTCTTTCAGGTGTTCAGCTTCACTTATAAATTCTTCTCCAAGCCATTCCTCCGGTACGTCCTTGTAAGTGCTTCTCACAACTAAAGCTGAATCATTTTTAAATTCAGCTTCTTCGGTATATTCATTCGCCCAGTTATTTTTACTTCTAGGCGGGTTAAACGACTTAAATCTATACGCTTTATCTCCACCACGAATAGCTGACTGCTGTATGTTTCTGACTTCTTCCGGCCCTGCAAACTGGTCTAACTCCTCTAACCATAAAATACCGATATAGCCAAACTCTGGCTTGATAGATTTTATTTTCAGCGGATCGTCAGCCCCACGGAAATATATCTTCTGCCATGTTGGTTTATAGATAATCTCAAACGGCGATTTTTTGAACTGAAATTCCTGTTCAAGTCCGAGCGTTGCTATCGCCCATTTCATTTGAGCGTATACCGAATCTTTTATAGTATTTCCTACCTTGCGGAGAATAAGGGCGTGCATGGACGGATTGTTTTTAATCAGCTCCGGTATAATGCAGGATATACCAGAAGATTTTGTTGAACCTCGACCACCGGGAAGAACATACTCTGAATGATTCCCCTTACGAATATCCCTAACCATTGGGTGGAAAACGTCTGCGATAACATCAAGATCAATGTGGTATGTACCGTCCTGTCTTGCTTCTTCCAGTGCTTTCCTTTCAGCTTCTTTTTCTTCTTTGATAGTCAAAGCCTTTTCCAAATCATTCATAGCTTTTAGTTGATCGGAAAAATCCGGTGCAAATCCGAAATCGTCTTTCAGTTCCCCCTTTGCCAACTTAGAGCGGCGTTCTTGAATTTCCGCTAGGCTCATAATATCCCTTTTAGCCCGTTTTTCTATTTCTTGCTGACGTTCGGCTATATATGCTGAAACACACGGTTTCTCACGGACATCTCTTCCCGCATTATTAGCAGTTCTCTTTGAATATCCTGCACTTATAGCCGCATTATAATCATTCCCGCCATTTTTCAGCCATTCGTCCGCAAAGGCTTTCTGCTTTGGTGTGAGTTTCATTTACTCACCAGCCCTTCCCACATGGAAAATCCACCACAGAAATTTTACTATACAGAACAATGGATTGAGTATAAGCCATAAACAGAACAAAAGCACAGCGGCAAACATATTAAAATTATTGATTTCATAAATTTCTTTTGGTGTAAATGCTACAGAATCAAACTCTTTTATTGTTGCCAAAAATATAACACCAGTAAAACATAAGTAAATAATTACAAAATCCTTCATTCTCTCACCGCCTGCCATATATCATTTAAACAGTTCACAATTTCTATCTGTGAAGCTGTCCGCAATATCTCATAGTCTTTTTCTTTCCACTCGTCACGCTGATTTTTCTGCATTACCCGTGTGCTCAAGATGTATATGGTTATCATGCGTTTCTGCTCTGCGCTGTAAAATTGTGTTGTGCCTATCTTGATAACCAGATTCTTCTGCAAAATTGCACGTTGTAGCTTTCGCATGATACTGTTTAAATTCATAAAATCACCCCACACACGGTATTCTTAATTATATTTTACCGCATGTGGGGTGGTGTCGTTGTACCCATATTTTATTGTTTTTGCTCAAATAATCTGTTTCCCATTCAGTATCATATACCTGTTATACGTCTCTATTGTTTTCCTT